GTGCTTCTTCGCGGTAGCGAGCAAAGCCTAGAACGCCATACCAACCCATTGGGCGGTGACGCATTAAGCGATCTACTACTGGTCCGATTACTACATGTGGCTCTTCAGCAACTGCTTCAGCAAGTGCTTGTTGGCCAGCAATGATTGTGCGATACACCTTTGCAGATGAAGAACCATCAGTTGCAGTGAATAGGCGTGGAGACTCAACGAAGTATGCACCTTCGTATTGTCCGATTTCTCCTGCCCAGATACGATCTTGTGAAGAACCATATTGGTTAGGGAGCAACCATCCTGCTGAACCTGTTTCTGCACGAAGATCGTGTGAAACTTCTGGGTGAATACCAGTCCAGTATAGGGAGCCCTTACGGCCTACTGCCTTACCAGCGCGAAGTTTTGCAACAGCGCGACGAATGTTAGCAGAAGAGATTGTTGCAGCAGCAGTAACTGTTGCTGTTGATGTTGCTGTTGAACCTGAGTAGATTACGTTTGTTCCGCCACGAAGAGTTGTCATCGCGACTGAGTCAATTGAGTCTGCAAGGTTGAAAGCAATGATGTTAGCAATCGCTGGGTCTACATCAGCAAGGCTGAATAGTTCCAAAGCGCGTGTAACAAGAACTGAGTTACCATACTCGTTAAGAGTAATGGTTACAGATGTTGGTGTAGACATTGCTACTGCATCTGGGTCAGTTGTTTCTGTGAGTGCTGTTGTTGCAACGGATAGGTCAACGTAACGTTGTAGAACAACTGTTGAACCTGGAATTGCTTGACGTGCTGGACGCTTATCTGCAACTGAACGAATTAGTGGTTCAGAACGGAGAGCGAATTCTAGAAGACGATCATACGCCTTCTGGACTAGACCAGCACCACCAGCGGTTCCTCCGAGATTATCTGAGGCTGTTGATACATATGCCATTGTGTCACCTCCAAGGTGATTTAAGTTAAACTATGATTGGTTATTGTGAACGAAGAACGTCTAGAAGTGCGTCCATAGAATCCGCACCATCAATACGCATATTTAAATCGTCCATCCTTTCAGGGGTAAAAGCATTTGTAGTTATGGCATCTTGCTGACGCAAGGCTGCACGATCAACTTCGTTTGCTTTTGGCTCAGGAGCATCTACTTTAATTCCAAATAGTTCAGCGTTGTCGTCAAGCCAGTGGTTAACTGATTCTTCACTTACATCGTCGATATCTTTCAGAATTAAGCGAGCCGCCTTAGCGTTTACGCCCTTCTTTTCTAGGACTTCTTTGACTGTCCGCTCACGCTGCACCTTGGATAAACCCTCAAGTTGCTCAGTGAGTTCTTTGATACGCTTTTCATCTGCGCGTTTGGCTTTACGTAACTTTTTAAGTAAGTCACTTCCATCCATCTGCACATCAGTGTCGGTATCTAGTTCGTCTTCGTCTTCATCCCAGTAGTTGTTGCTCATAGCAACCCACCCTTCTATTCGTTGTAGTCGCAAGCCTCAAATTCATTCGGGGAAATGGTTTGGCTCTTGCTATCGGTCTAATACACCGCATGGGGCCGATAGGTCCATGTCGGGAATCTATTTAGTTAGAAGCCTTTTGGTAGTCTGAAAGATGCGGCCGAGGTTCCTGGTCCGCCACTAAAGTTTGCACTTTCTCTAGCGATTAATCTTTCTAACTTGCGCTTTTCGGAAGCAAGTCCAAGTATGTTTGCCTTCTCTGCCTCTATCTGTCCATATTGTTCTAATTGACCACCATACATAGAACTGAGTTTTTCAGCAATTGGAACTTGACCAGCGATCTTTTCGTAGTCTGTTCTTGTCTGGGCTATAGTATCACCAGTAGCCTTAATGGCTTCTGTTCCAATAGTTCCAGTGGTTATATTGCTGTAACGATTAGACTTAATAGTTTCTGCAGCCATTGAAGCGTTGAGACCTTGAGCAAGTGCTGCTCCACCAATTTCGGCTGATTGGACCTTACGTTCCATAATAGCCAATTGATTCTTAGGGTCTAGCATCATAGCCACAAGGTCTGAGGTATCAAGTTGTGGGAAGAATTCACGCCAAGCATTCAATATGGATTGGTCGGCATTAAGAATTCTATCGTAGGCTAGTGATACACGCTTACCTGCTTGAACTACATCAACGTTATTTCCAATTAAAATAGCATATTGGGCTGGGTTCTCAAAAGTAGATAAAGCGTAGTTTTTAAATATCTGAGAGTAGCCACGTTCCATCTCAAGATATGTCTTTTCATCTAAAGCACCAAAACCATTTTTAATTCTTGCTTGGTTACCAGAGAAACGTTGATTGTAATCTGCATTGTATCGTGGGTCATAGCGCAGCAAATTCATTGCATCTTCGCTTGAAATGGTAGGATAATCTCTGCGAATTCTTGCCCAAGTAGAAGCAAAATTTTGAATGTTGTAAACTTTCATAGTTTCCATCATCGCATTATATAATGCTTCTTCTGCTGAATTGAGCGGTGCTACGTATGGAGTTTCTTTATCTTTGTCTTTATCTGGGCCTTTATCTGGGTCCTCGTCTTTGTCTTGGTCTTTGTCTGGGTCTTTAGTGGGTGGTCTTGTCCCAGGAACTATTTGCCCAAAATCGTTTACATACCTACCAAATAGTCTTTCTTCAGCAGAAGTGAGTTCAGGTGTTCTTGATGCTGTCAATCTAGCGACTTCAGGAATTGTTTTTGCAGCCAATTCCTTGGTTGCTGCTAATTGCTTATTAACTTTTTTCTGAGCGGCTGCAACAGCAGCAAGTTGCTTTTTAGTTGCCATTTATACAGGTCCTATTCCAAAAGTTTTCATCATTGTCTTAAAATCACCAAGTTGTTGAGATCTGTATCCTGGAGTCTTTTCAATTCCATCAGAGTTATAAATTGTTCTTAGGACATCATCTTGACTTGGGATGCTTGTTCCGCTAGCGATCTTGGTAAGAAAAGACTGTGGAACCTGACTTGCTTTGACACCAAATACCTGAGCATAAGAGTTAATCGGGGCATCTAATAAATCAGATACTGATTGCCCATTCCTAATACCTTCTGCAATAGCAGGAAAGTATTGGGTGGCTTTCATTTGGATATTTTGTAGCACATTTTGAAAAGCCTGTTGGCTGCGTGATGCAGCAATTGCGTCTTTGTAAACCTTCTTTTCATTTATTGGAAGGTAGTTTTCACGGTAAACATTTCTAAGTTTGGTAATAGTCATACCAAATGCACCCTCAGTAATAGGGTTGGTATTGGCATCCCCATCTTTAAGAGTGGTAGATATTAAAGTATTTGCCTTTTTAGTAACATATTTTCTAAATATCTGTTCAGATAAAACAGGGTCAAGTTTATTGGCTCCACCTGCCGCCTGTTGGGCTCTGATCATTTCTGCAGAATAAGCCTTAGCAGTTTTCTTATCTGCTGGCTCATCAAACAAATCTAAGAACTTATTGTTCAAGTCAAGTTCTAAGGCTCCTGGGTTAGATAAGACTATTGGTTTTGCGGTTGTTCTTTTGCCAAAATACTGCTCGGCTACTCCAGGGTTATTGTAAAATGATATGATACTGTTAGTGTAAGACCCATTTCCAGACGAATCACTATGAGCCATAATTTTTAATAAAGCGTCATAATCTTGACGCCTAAATGTTACAGCATTGCCCTGTCTATTAATATAGTCTTGAGTTGGCAACGGGGTTCCTTTGTCGTAAAGACCAGGAATCCCACCCATTTGAAGCAAAAGATTTGCTCTCGCCTTATTGTCTAAGGTAGCATATACTTCATAAGGGGAAACGACAGAATATTGAACTTTAGGAAATGCTTCTCCAGTTTTTACGCCAGTTCCAATAGGAATACCGCTAGCGCTACGCTCACTGCTGGCAACTTCAGGAACTACAACATTGGTTGCATCTTCACTTGGGGTTAAACCAGAATCTTTCTTCCCCTTGGCTTTCTTTTTGACGGGCTTCTTAGGGTTCAGTTTAGACTCAATATAACTGCCACCTGGACCTAGAATAATATCTTTGATAGTCATTATTGTTTAGCCCTCCAATTCTCGTTTAAAGTATGCGTAAAATATTTTTTGGAAATCTGGATTACGTTCAATGATTTTACCTGCTTGTTCGGCAAGGAATGCTCGTTGTGGTGCTGAGGCAGCATTATTCAATGTGGT